AGTAGTACAAGAACAACATTGTAAATGGCTCTCAAACACGGAAACAAAAGTTATTATCAGGTGCTAATCGACCCAAATAGAGCAGAACTTATAGAAAAAGCTGCTGATAAACAGGGTATGCGTGGTACTGCATGGGTAAGAAAAGTGGCTTATGAGGCTTTACAACGTGAATTTCCTAGCTCGGAGTACAAAATAGCTGAAGCTAAAGATGAGTTGATGTGGAGAGAATCTGTACAAAGACGAATCGAAGGAAGAAAACAGAAAAACTAAATTAGATAAAATGAAAAGAATATCTTGGGTCGCTTGTCCTAATTGTCAGGAATATACTGACCAAAAAGTAAGAAGGTCTGATCGAAACTCAAAGCACGTTATTGTTCGTAAGAGACAGTGTTTTGAATGTGGACATATTTGGCACACAATCCAGTACCCAGAAATGACAGTAGATGATATAAAAGCTCGTTATATATTGTGCGAGTGACCTATGTTAAAAAACTTCTTTAAAATTTCTCTTGCCGTTTTAGGATATTTTGGCTTTTCTTTCCTCATTTCTTTTACGACACGATTAGCTTCTAGTTCTATAAGTCTATTCAATAACGAGGCCATAAAAATATCTTGGTCAAACTTTTTCCTGACCATGTGAGTACAGTATCTTTTAACACTATCCAAATTATCACTCTTCATAATTTCTCTACACTGCATTTCAATCTCTAACTCCAACTCTGGTGGTGCTGGTTCTATATCAATGTTTAGAAACTTAGTAACTTTCACTTTACTGAAGAGATGTAGTAGATCCTGGAAACATTCTGGCTTCTATAAAAGCAACTGCCTGATCGTCTATCGTGTTGTCTGTTTGCTTGACTAATGCTTTTAACAAATCAATAACTAACCTTTTCATTGCTTTTGATTTAATAAAAAGCATAAGTATAGGTTTTAAAATTTTTACCATTTGTCTGTTGTCTCTACTTCTACCTTAACGCTTATTGCAAATCTTGGCCTCAATCTTTATATTTATAGTATATCACTAGGATTATGACAACAAAAGACCCAAAAACCGAACCAATAATAGAAGAAAAAGAAGAAAAAGAAGGTCCTTCTCTTATCTCAAATGTAGTCCAAATGATTATTTTGTTTTGGAGTTTAGCAGTGATTTCCTTTGCTTATTTTGGAAACTCAACTAGACAAATTGACACAACTTTTGCTGCTGGACTTTTGGCATCAGTGATGCAAAATATGGGATTACAGGTCAAAAACAATAGTAATGGCAAGAAGCGGCCTAATAATGTAACATCAGGTAAAGATCCTTCAACAAAATGAAACAATTTTTTCCATTTTTGTTACTTGCTGTTATGCCAGCTTCTTATGCTGGAGGCATTAGTCATTCAATATCTTCATCTGTGCAACTTGAAGCGGTATCGGCTGGAAGTATTGCCGAAAAAGTTTCCAGTTCTTACAGTATATCAGGAAGCAATGTAACTACGCTTGATTCTGATAGTGCTAGTTCTATTGGTGGGTTTGGAACTACATCAGATGGAGTCCCTTCGATAACTTTCCCAGATTCAGTAGCTCAGACAACACAGGGAGAAGCGTTCAGTTTCGCAACAAGTTATATAGAAGGTGACCAAACTCCTTCCGCAGCAGCCACAGTTGGTGAGATACCAAACTTTTCAAATATTACGTCAACTGAGTCAGCAAGTGTTGGCACAGCAGATATTGGTTTAGAT